CGAATGGATTCACCAGAAACGCTTTACTTTTACCGACTCGATCGTTCCGAAACTAATCACGGACGAGAGCGCGGGCGGCGAGGAAATCGGACCGTTCCAGGTGATTTATCACCGGCACAAGGCGCGGAGCGGTTACGACACGCGGGCCGGGCTCTTGAGGGTGTGCGCCTGGATGTATCTCTTCAAGAATTATTCAATCAAAGACTGGGTCGCCTTTGCGGAAGTTTTCGGCATGCCGCTCCGGATCGGCAAATACGACCAGGGCGCGAGCCAGGACGACAAGGACGCCCTGATCACCGCCATCCAGAGCCTGGGATCGGATGCGGCCGGCGTCATCAGCAAGAATACGGACATCGAATTCGTCGAGGCGGTTAAGGGTGCGACAAAGGAGAATATTTACAAGGCGCTCGGGGATTTCTGCAACAAAGAAATGTCCAAAGCGATCATCGGCGCGACGCTCACCACAGAGGTGGGCGAAAAGGGCTCGTATGCCGCGAGCAAGACGCATAACGAAGTGCGCCTGGACCTGGTGAAGTCGGACTGCTGGTCGCTTGCCAACACGCTGAGGATGCAGCTCTTGCGTCCGCTGGTGGGATTCAACTTCGGGTGGGACACGCCCGTGCCGTGGTTCCGTTTCGATCTCCAGGAGCCCGAGGATCTCAAGACGCTGAGCGAGGTTTACAAAAACGTGATCGGATTCGGCCAGCCCGTGGCGGCCGAGCATGTGAGCGAGCGGTTCAATATTCCCTTGCCCGAAAAAGGCCAGAGTGTGCTGGCGTCTCCAACTCAAGGCGGGCCGGCCGCCATGAAGCGCGTAGCCGCCAAAACGGCTCAGGATCGCTTTTCGCAGGAAGACGTGGACGATTTATCGCACCAGGGCGCCATCGACGCAAACGAGGCCGTCGAGGCGCTGCTCCGGCCTGTTTTGGAGGCTATTGAAGGGGCGAAATCATTCTCGGAGATCGGGGAGACGATCTACAAGCTATATCCACGGCTCGACAGTGAGGCGTTTGAAGAATTGCTGGCGCGAGCCATGTTCGCGGCCGGACTCACCGGCTACGCGGCGGCCGAAGCGGATGAGGAGGATTAAGAAGCTTGCCGGACGTTAATTACGGCAATTTGCCTTTCGAGGAGGCGATCGATTATTTCGCGCAGAAAGGGTACGCCTTCTCGCCGGCATCGTGGCGGGACGTGTGGCAGAAAGCGCACGCGCGGGCGTTCACCGTGGCGCGGGTGACGGCGATGGACGTGCTGGCAGACATCCGGGAGGCGGTGGAAAAAGGGCTCAAGGACGGGATCAGCCTGGGGGAATTCAAGAAAGGGCTGCGGAAACAATTGGAGCGCAAGGGCTGGTTCGCCCCAACCGGAGAGGAGTCCCTCGTGGAGCTTCCGGACGGCACGGTGCGAAAGCGGCTCACCGCGTGGAGGTTGAACCTGATCTACACCCAGAACCTCCAGACCGCTTACTCCGTGGGCCGGTACAAACAGCAGCAGGACGTCAAAAGCCGCAGGCCCTGGTGGCAGTACATGTCGCGGCTTCTGCCCACCACGAGGGAAGAGCACGCGGCGCACCACGGGGTGGTGCGGCATGCGGACCATCCCTTCTGGAACACGTGGTACCCGCCCAACGGGTTCCTATGCAAGTGCTACGTGAAGACCCTGTCGTCGCGGCAGATGGAGGCCCGGGGCCTGGAAGAGCAAAAGCGCGGCACGGATCAGAAGCCCGACGATGGATGGCGGTACAACCCGGGCAAGGCAGGCCTGGAGGCCTGGAAGCCGGATATGAGGGGATACGATCCGGAGGCCCGCAAGCTGTTGCAGGAGGACGTGGGATGAAAATTGCGCTGGTTTTAAAGCAGCTCGACGGGGCGATCAGCGAGTTTCAGCTTTTGCCCCTGGGTAAGATAGATCTCGACGGCGAGGAGCCCGTGATCCTGGACCCAGAGGGGGTGGCTGCGATTATCGCCCACTTCGAAGGCCGGGGAAATGATATGGTGATCGACTACGAGCACCAGACCATCGAGGGCACGGAAGCCCCGGCCGCGGGATGGATCAAGAAGCTGGCGGATAAAGGCGAAGAGGGCTTGTGGGCCACCGTGGAGTGGACCAAGCGGGCCGTCGAGTACCTGAAAAACAGGGAGTACCGCTATTTCTCGCCCGTCTTCTGGTACGACAAGGCAACGCGCCGGGTGGTGCAGATCGAAAACGTGGCCCTCACCAATTATCCCCGGATCAATAATCTCAAACCTATCATGGCCAAGATGAGCCGAGAGGAGGCCAGGGATGCCCAAAAGCGACGATCCGAGAAGTACGGCATCGGCGTGAAAGAGGGCGGCCACGTGACAAAACCCTCCGAATGGGACGACGTGCCCGACGGCGAGTGGCTCGACCCGGTGAATTACCGCTACCCGTGTCCGGACGCGGACCAGACCAGGGCCGCGGCGAGCTATTGGGGGCGAAAGGAGAACCAGGCCCAATATACACCTGAGGAACGCTCTACCATCGAGGAGCGATTGGATAAGTTCAGGAAGAAATTCAACATCGGCGAACACAAGAAGGAGGAAGCCAAAATGATCGAGAAACTGAAAAAACTTTTCGGCCTGGCAGACGATGCCGGGGAGGATAAGGTGGTTGAGGCGGCCAAGGCGGCCCTCGACAAAAACAAGGAACTCGAAGCCAAGGGCAGCGTGGTGGCCTGCAAGGAGGTGCTGGAGGCCCTGGGCGCCGGCGACAAGGACGGAAAGGAGCAGGTAGTGGCCAAAGTCAAGGAGCTTAAGGACGGCGCGGGCAAGAAAACGGATATCGAGCAGGAGCTCGTCGCGCTCAAGAAAGACCACGGCGACCTGAAAAAGAAGCTCGCGGAAAAGGACGCCGAGGAGCTGGTCAACAAAGCCTTGAGCAAGGGCCAGATCTCGCCCGCCCAGGCGGACGACTGGGGCCGCAAGCTCGCGACGGAGGAACCCGAAAGCTTTAAGAAGCTCATTCTTAGCCGCCGCGAGTTCAGCGAGGTGCCCATGAAAGAGCTGCCTCCTGAAGGCGACACCACGGGCGGCGGTACGCCGGCGGAAAGAATGGAGCGGCTCATCGCCAAGAAGATGAAGGAAAACGATAAGCTCACTTACGGCGAGGCGATGGATCTGGTCGCAGGAGAGAATCCGGAGCTGGCAGAGGAGTATATCCAGGGCGGCCGGAAAAAGGAATAACCGCCGACTGAAAGGGCGGCGAAAACCAGCAAACAATCAACAAGGAGGACAGTGAAATGGCATACGAACAAGCAGTGCTTGACATGACCTTCGAGGCCGGAGAGGACCTCTCCAGCGATCAATATCGCTTCGTGATCCTCTCTTCGGGGAAGGTCTACAGGCCTAACGCGACAACGGATAAGGCGATCGGCATCCTGCAAAACGATCCGGAATCAGGAGAGGAAGCGCAGGTCAGGATGCTCGGTATCAGCAAGCTGGTTGCGGGCGAGACCATCGCCGAGAACGAATGGGTCAAACTCGAATATAACGACGCCGCTGATGCCGGCAAGGGCTTGGACGCCGATACGGCCGAAGACCTGGCGAGCGCCTTTTGCCTTGAGGGAGGGGACGAGGACGACCTGATTACCGTGGCGGTCCTCCCCTTTCCGTTCCAGACGAACATTACTTCAGCATAGCAAAGCTGACCGGTTTCACGACTCAATAATCACGCTAGAAGGAGGAAAAGACAATGCCTCAACCAACAGCCAAAGACGTACACATCGACGCACCGTTGACCAATTTCGCGATGCGTTACTCGAACGCGGAATTCATCGCGCTCCGGGTGCTCTCCATGATCAAGGTGGCCAAGAAGAGCGACAAGTTCTTTAAGTTCCTGAAAGGGGCCTGGTTCAGGGACGAGGCCGCCATGAGGGCGCCTGGATCGGCGAGCCGGGGCGGCGGGTACCCGCTCACTACGGACACGTATCATTGTGAAGAGTGGGCCTGGCATGACGACGTGCCCGACGAGATCCGCGAGAATGCGGACGCGCCCTTGAAACCTGATCAGGACGCTGCGGCGTTCTGCGTCAACAAGATTCTGCTCCGCCTGGAGCGCCTGGTGGCGGCCCTCGTGATGACGGCGGCAAACTGGGATAGCTCGGAGGACGCGGAAGGCGGCTGGACCGCCGGGGACAGCAGCACATTTGTCGCCGACATTGAAAAAGGCATCCGCACGGTGCTCGCCAACACGGGCCACCGGCCGAATGTGCTGGTCATTGACGCGACGACTTACAGCAATATCCGCCAGGACAATATCGTGCTCGGCAAGATCAAGTACACGCAGCGCGGCGTGGTGACGGCGGACCTGATTGCGTCCTTGTTCGACCTGGACCGTTGCCTTGTGGGTGGAGCGGTTTACAGTTCCGCAGAGGAGACGAAAGCCGGGACGGACTTCACTTCCGCAGCGATCTGGGAAACCAATGCGGGGAAAGGCTCGGGCGTGCTTCTCTATGCGCCCAGGATCGTGGGACCGAAACAGCCGACTGCCGGGGCGATTTTCCGGTGGGTCCGCGAGGAACTGCGCGGCTTGATCCAGCAGGCGCCGACGGACGCCATGCCCGTGGGCGTGCGTAAATGGCGGGAAGAGAACATCCACAGCGACCGGGTCGAGGCGTTCATGGACGTGGACGCCAAGCTGACCGGCGCAGACATGGGATATCTCTTTTATGACACCCACACGACATAGGCCGGACCGATTGAATATCTGATGACAAGCTGGGACAGGGCAACTGTGCCTTGTCCTATGCACTTATCACGAGGGAGGATATCATGAAGCTGAAATACGAGGGGCCGGGCTCTTACGTCGAGGTTGCCGGCTTCGGCCGGCACCATAAGGACGAAACCAAAGCGTATCCTGACAAGGCCGCCGAGGAGCTGCTTGCAACGAGCGTGAGGCAGAAGTTCCAAATCGTGGAAGCGGCGCCCAAAAAAGAGGCGAAGACCAGCAAGACGAAATAAGGCACGCTGACCTTCGCGCAGGGAGAACGCAATGGTCTACAGTGCACAATCCGACATCCTGGAGCAGCTCGACGAGGAGACCCTGATCCAGCTTACGGACGATTACGGCACGGGCCTGGTGGATAGCGACAAGGTGACGCGCGCTATCGCGGACGCGGACGCCACGATCGACGCCTATTGCCAAGGGCGATATACCGTGCCCTTGGATCCGGTGCCGAACAAGATCCGGCAGGTGAGCGTGGACCTGGCGATCTACAATCTTTACTCCAGGCGGGACGACACGGCGCCCGAAACGCGCAAGGATCGCAACAAGGAGGCGATCCGGTTCCTGGAAAAAGTGGCGGACGGCAAGATCGATCTGGGCTCGGCCACGCCGGCGCCGGATACCACGGGCAATGCGGCGGATATCGATTACAACGACCGCATATTTACCAGGGATAAGCTCAAGGGATTCTAGATGAGCGGTCGGGTGCACAAGAAAATCCGGAAGGTCACGAACAGGCGGTTTTTGCTGATGCTCGGAAGCATCGTGGAGTTACCTTTTCGGGAGCGGTTGCGGATCGCCTGGATGATCGTGAAAGGAACTAAGCCCGGTGGCAGGCATTAGCACCAGCATCACCGTGGACGACCGGGAGGTGCAGGATCTCCTCAAGCGGCTTTCCAAGCGCATGCGGGATATGACGCCCGCCTTTGCGGAGATTGGCGAGGTCGTCATGGAAAGCGTGCAGCGCAATTTCGAGGAAAAAAGGGCGCCCGACGGGACGCCGTGGAAGCCGCTCGCAGCGAGCACGCTCAAGCGGAAACGCCATGCGGGAGAAATTCTTATCGGGGGAGGGATTCTTTTCGGATCGATACACCCGGAGGCGCATAAAGACCGGGTGGCCATAGGCACCAATATTATTTACGGCGCCATTCACCAATTGGGCGGCTTTGCCGGGCGGGGCCATGCGACGGAGATCCCGGCGCGGCCGTACCTGGGGGTGCGGGACGACGACTGGCCGGAGATCCGGGCGGCCATTGAAGATTGGATCATGGGGGCGCAATGAGCTACAGCGGCTACACCGTGGAAGAGATCGAGGACGCCATTGTGACGACGCTCAAGGCGGACACGACCCTGGACAATTACGTCCGGACGATCGACCGCCTGCCCTGGGAGCGGGCCGAGGAACTGGACCGGCTCGTCAAGCTCTACCCGGCCCTGCTGGTCGCCTACTCTGGAGGGAGCGACGACAACAGCGCAAGCGACATAATCCACCATGTGGGCAGGTTTGTGGTCCTTTGCTGCGCTAAAAACTTGCGGTCGCCGTCTTCCGCTCTCCGCGGACCGGAAAGCGGCGAAAAAGGCGTTTACGATTTGCTGCACGACGTGCTGAGCTGCTTACATCTTTCTACCCTCGATCTGGACATCGTTCTGTGCGAGAGTGTGCGCGTGACGCCCGTTGCAGCATCGGCGCGCCTGGCGGTGTTCAGCCGCGAATTTGAAATCACGTGGGGCTTGCTTAGCGCGTGACATGGAGGAAAACATGAAACCATGCAGGATCACGGGAAGGGTGGTTTGCAGGCGGAATACGAAGTGCCCGTCGGGATTGACGAGGATCAAGCCGGAATGCGCACTGTGTTTCGACGCGTCGATTGAAATTCTGGATCTGGATGGGAACGTCATTTACGAGCTGAAGAATTTGCCGGCGGTCAAGAAACCGGCCGCAAAGGAAGCCAAACCCAAAACCAGCAAAGCGGAGAAATAAAAAGCGCCGGCCGGCGCGTTTTATAAAATCCGACAAAGGAGGATTTTATCATGGCTTATAACACCACACCATTTCACGGCAAGCTCTGCCGGGTCGAGAAGAACGATGTCGCGATGGAGTACGGCAACGGGTGGCGGATCGATGCGGACCTCGACATGGGCGATGCGAGCCGCCAGGGACAGCATTGGAAGGAGGCGCTTCCGGGCCTGGCCGGATGGAGGGGGTCGTTCAGCGGCCACTTTGTCGCCGGCAACACGCAGCAGAAGGCCTTCTTCGACAACCTGATCGCGGCGATTCCGGGCACCAAGCTGACGGACGTGAAGTTCCTGTTGGATGCGAGCACGAACGCCCTTACCGGCAACATCTTTCTGACCTCGTTTTCCATAGACACAGGTATTGCCGGGGTGGTCGGCTTCACGTTCAACTTCCAGGGGGACGGCGCGCTGGATCTGGTGGACGACGCATAAAATTTGCCGGGCAAATTTTATAAAGCGCTGCTTCGCGGCTTAGAGCGCCGGAGGCGCGTTTTATAAAATCCGACGAAGGAGGATTTTATGGCATCACCAACAACGCCGATGCACGGCAAGCTGGGCGCGCTCTATCGCCTGCGGCCGAACGGATTCAAGGGCGGCGGCCTGAACGACGTCTCATGGGGCGCGGCTTTCAGCGGTGCGAGCTCGGCCTATTACGAAGTGGAGATCGATGGCGAGGGGACGCCGGATACCTTCAAGTGGCGGAAGAATGGCGGGGCCTACACCACGGGCGTCAACATCACGGGCGGAGCGCAGACCCTGGACGACGGCCAGACCATCACCTTCGCCGCCACCACAGGCCACGCCCTTGGCGACCGGTGGGTGATCGGGAACCTCAAGGACGAGGCGTGCACCGAATCGGCCGACGAGGCCCAGATTACGGATTCCACAAAACGGCTGCTCAACCCGAACGCCTCGCCCACCTTCACGGACGACGGCGGGGAAAACGTGCTCATCTTGGACCATACGCGCGGCAAGGCGGTCTTTTCCGGCAACGTCGGGATCGTCACCGTGGACGGCAACAACGGCTTTATCCCCGAAGTGGCCCTGGAGAAAGTCGGCTACCTCATGAACTGGCGCCTGGAGGCGGCGGTCGACATGGGGGATGCCTCGCGCATGGGGCAGCACTGGAAAGAGGCTGTGCCCGGACAGGCCGGAGGACGCGGATCCGCCGAGTCCTACTTCATCGGCGGGGACTCTTTCTATGGCGCCTTCAAAGCCGGGGCCGAGAACACCCAGAAGTACTTCCTCTTGGAGCTTTTCAACTACGATCCGGACCAGGACCAGACAGGCGACCACCTGATCGCCTGGGCAGTGTTCAACTCCGTGAGCCCGGACGGCCCGCTCAATGAGGTGGTGAAGGAAAGCCTCGGCTTCGAGGTGCACGGCATCCCGAGTTTTGTGGCGAACGCATAAAGGAGGCTTAAATGGCGCTTGAGCTGGACGTAACGAGCCTTTCATACGACCCGGTGTGGTATGCCGGTCGAACGCCGTCTTCTCCGAAAAGGGGATCGTGCTCCAAGGCGAGGACCAGTGCGAGGTGTTCAAGTACTGCCTCACGGGCTGGAAGAACGTGGTGGACGCGAACGGCAAGGAGCTTGAGCTCACCAATGATGTAAAGCAGAAGATTTACGACTTCAACCTCCAGGGGATTGCGAGCTTCGTGGGCCGGATCGCGCGCATCGTGGAAGTGCGCAAGGAGTCAGAGGAAAAAAACTCCTGACCTGGGCGCGGTGGGCTTTCAGCAAGAGCCGCATGACCTGCGCGCTCTGCCGCCGCTCCCAGGAAGACGGGTTCAGGGAAGTCCGGTGCAAAGGAATCGATCATGTGGACGAATGCCCAACGGGCGAAGTGCCCAAGCTCCTGCCGGAAAACCGGCGCTTCTGGGAAATCTGCCGCGCAACGCTTGCGGGGCTTTTTGACGGGTTCGGCGGCGTGAATCTCGGAGCCATATCATACATCATGAATCTTTACGGGGTGCCCGAAGGGCAGCGGCCCATCGTGCACGACAAGTTTCTGGCCGTGATTAAAGGAATCGAGGAAGTGAGAGAGCAGGAGCGGCAACGTGGCCAATAGGATCCAGATCGAACTGGTGGTCGACGACAAGGGCACGGCCCACATCAAGCGCTTCGGCCGAGGTGTGGAGGACACGGCCCAGAAAGCCGAGACCAGCATCAAGAGAACGGACAAGGCCCTGGGATCCCTTACATCGACGATCCTGAGCGTGGCGAGTGTCTACGCTGCCGCGCGGTTCGGCCAAAAGATCATCTCCGACGCATCCCGCCTGGAAGAGACGGCCAACAAGTTCAGCGTGGTTTTCAGGGGCCAGGAGGAGCAGGCGAAGTCCTGGTCCAGGACCCTGGTGGATTCTTATGCTATGTCCACGCGGGAGTCCATGCAATATCTCGGAGCGGTGCAGGATCTCCTCAAGCCGATGGGCATGCAGGCCGAGGCGGCCGGAAAACTCTCCTTTGAGATCGTCAAGCTGTCGGCCGACCTCGGCTCCTTCAACAATCTTCCCACCGCCAAGGTGATGGACGACATCCAGTCGGCCCTGGTCGGCAACTACGAGACCATGAAGAAGTACGGAGTGGTCCTCAACGCCACCGTGGTGCAGGAAGAGGCCCTGGCGATGGGCCTCGCCAAGACCAAGGACGAGCTCACCGCAGCGCACAAGGCCCAGGCCGCGTATAAGCTGATCGTGCAGGGATCGTCGGATGCCGTCGGCGATATGGCGCGCACTCAGGACAGCTATGCGAATCAGATGAAGCAATTCAAGGCGCAAATCGAGGACGTAAGCGCTGCAATAGGTGGGCCGCTGCTGGAAGTGGCCACGGATGTCGTCGCGCAATTCAACGCATGGATTAAGGCCAACGATGAATTGATCAAACAAAAACTTCCCGCTGCTATCAATGGTATTACTGATTCTGTTGTCCGTTTGATCAGGGTCTATAATACGTTACCTGGAGATCTTCTTGAAGTCGGCGTTCTTGGTGCGATTCTTGGCGGCAAATTCGGGCCATTAAGACTCGCCGCCGCTCTTCTGATCATCAATGACATTCTAAAAAATATCGGCATGAGCGTGGGCGATGTTGCTGAGGATGTTAAAGACTTAGGCCAGGCTACAAAGAATATTTGGGATGCACTTACCGGAAAGCTTGACTGGCAGACCGGCGCACCAAAAGGAGCGCTGAAGGATTGGGAAGTCATACCTTTGCCGCCGCTTTATCCGAATAGAAAAACAATTC